TATCAATGATATGGAAATCGGTGACAGTGTGCTTTGCGAAACTTATGAACAGGCAATGTCGCTGCGTGATGCGCTGCGCTATCGAGGCCTAAAATACACCACCCGCAAAATGGATGACGGTTGCGGATGGCGGGTTTGGCGGCTGGAATAGCCGCTTTACTTTTTGCCGAAAAACTTGCTTGCTGAACGCATACCAAAGCTGGCGGCAACGATAGTGCCAAGCGTGTATTGATAATATTGCGGCATTGCCTCAAGTGCAGTAAATCCATCAGCAACGACAGCCCTACCCCAATCGCCGCAAAACGCCAAGATCAATGGGATGCTGAATAGGATGGTCAGCCATTCATCTTTCCAGCTTGTTGATGTGGCATCAGCCATCTTCAAATCCCAATCAATCTCGCCAGTGGCTTGCTTTTGAGCAACGATAGCCGCTGCTTTGGCTTGTGCGACCTTTGTTTCTGCCGCTGCTTTGCTGGTTTCAACCTTGCCTTCAAGCCACGTTGATGCCAGATTTGCCAGCGGTGATATTAATAAATTAAGCATCTGATAAAGCCTTCATCCTATCAATTAACCGGCCAGCGCGGTTTGGCACTTGCCTTGCCCACTTGCTATCTGCCATCTGGGTTGCAGCTTCGTCATAGTCATAATTTGCTATAGCTGCGCGGCACTTGAGGAAGCGACCAAGGCGGCTGCGGCCTAGGTTGAACGCCATATTCGCCAAGATTAGCTGACATTCTTCCGGCAGATCATCCCAGTTTTCAAACAAGGCGCGGCAATCTTCAACAGTGACCACAATATCAAGCGCAAATAGCTGCCGACAGCGTTCTGGCGTGATCTGCGTGCCGACTGGCCTGCCGTGTTCTGCATCAGCTTCGCGGATCAAATGCCCGATGCCAACAGTGGGCAAGCCCAAATGATCCAAATAAACATCTAGCCGAACGCCCTCATCGCTGGCAATTTCTTCCCGTAATTGATCCATATTCATTTTCTCATCTCCAAAACAACAGCCAGCGTTTTATCCCAGCTATCGCGTTCCGCATCCTTTGTGAAACGCGTTTCCGGCAAGCGCATACTGTATTGCCGTACTGCCGTAACCGGCAAGAACAAGCACCGTCTGGCATCGGGTGAAACAAGGCACAAAACATCATAATCTTCTTTCTTTGGTAAATGTTTCGTTTTGCAGCCGTGACCAAGCTGGAAATGGTGACGCGCAGATCTACGATCTTTATTACCCAATAGACTAGCAGTCTTAACCTGTATGCGTAAAAAAGTCTGGTCAAGGAATGCCAGCACATCAATCCGATCCATCGGGCAATGCGTTGCTTTCCAACCCATAGACAATATCGCAGACAAAGCAATGTATTCCCCCATCAATCCCGTTGCGGTTGCACTATTTAACAATTACACCAGCCGTTGCTGTCATTACGCCGATAAACAGGCCAATGATAACCACAACCAGCCCGACAGCAATAGCCCCAACTTTGAAATTTTCAAACATCTCTTGCTGACGTTCGCGTTCTATCTTTCGCTGCGCTGCTTGCGCTTCTTTGGCTTGCTGGATGCGCTTTTGCCGTTCTGCCAAGATCGCAGCCCAAGTGCCGTGACCAAAACGAAAGTCAACCATCCGCGCAACTTCGGCAATCTGTTCCGCTGCCAGCCTTGCATCAATCATTTCTTTGGCGACTGATTGCACGCCAAATTGATCAGCCAGACCCATACCGGTCTTTTTGTTGCTGGCCTCTTGCACTTGCTTTTGACCGGTAAACATCGCATCAATCTGACCGGCTATTTGCCCGATGTCTTGTGCGGTGGATATGTTGCTTTTTATGAAGTCAACACTGGCTTTAACCAGCGAGATACCCGCCAACGCGGTTGAAATCGGTTCCATTGGTGAGTTGCCCCTTTTTTAAAGGCTGACACCGCCACTTCATCGGCATCAAGTTAGCAATGCTCCCAATGTCTTTTGCCATAATCATTGCGCGGGATCGGCAAGCTTCCCGCGTTTCGCTGTAAATAATCGAATGAAATTCTGTGCAATCAGTCGGTGCGCCTATGACGCAAGCCAAAACGATTGCTTTAAACATCGTCTTTCCGACCAGTCAAAAATTTGACGGTATCGGTTTCCCACAGCCTGATACACACCCAAGCCAAACTTAGCAAGGCGGTTGCTTCCGGCACAATATCCATCATTGCTGTGACAGTGACACTGCCAGCGGCAACATCAACAACCACTTTTGTTTCTTCGTTCATAGATCACCTATGCGTAGGGGCTGTCACCACAACAAGCAGGCCAAGCTGCTTTTAGTTCTGCAATGCTGGTTGCGCTGTCACCGGCTGTCGGTGCATCACGCAGGGCTTGTTTATCAGCCACGATCTGCGTTGTGCTTGCGCCGGTTTCTTGCGCTTTCATAAAGTCGGTATCAAGCGCGGCCAATAATGGCGTGCGTGCTTCCCGAACCTTATCAGCAAAGATCGTCTTTGCACCGTCCAAATCTTCGGTGATCACAGAACCATTTAACACCCAAGCCCCACGAAAATCGCGGTTTGCCGGTACTGTGGCAGTGCTTGCGTCTATCTGGTTGCCATCGCGGTCAACGATATAAGTTGCAACAGTCATAATTATCCCCTATGCGGCTATTTTCTCAGTGGTTAAATCGTCTTTAATTTTCCAAGCATTACGCCATTCGCGGGTGCTTGGCAATTGATCCTTGTGGCATATTACCATTTTCGGCTTGTTACCGCTATCCCAAGTCTGCCAGATGTGCCGTGGCAAATCCTTCATTATCAAATATTCTATGCACTGTTCCATCGTGCCAGCTTCGATTGGCTGTGTTTCGTGCAGCAAATAACCGCGTGTGTGCCGCTTAAAATCTGGCTTGGCCTCATCATCTGCTAATGCCCAATAAACCTCGATTGGCGGCAATATACCGCCCTGCAAATAAGCGGCGCAAAAGTTCGGGTCTGGAATAAGCACCCTAGCGCACCCATCAACACTATCTTCATAAACCACCCGATAATCAGATTGCACCGGCTCCAGCCGTTCTTTAGCCCAGCATAAGCGGTCAAACAGGTGTGTGCCTTGAAACTCTGGTGTCTGCATTAGGCAAGATCCCCGTGAACTGTTGCTGTGCTTAAAGCCCAATCTCTAGCAAGAGAGGATGAGTTATTGCACAGTATTATAAAGTTTGATGTCGTAAATGCTACAACGTGCGTATGTTGTGAATTGCGTTCAACAATATTAGTGCTATGTCCGGAAGAAACAGCACAGTAATTGGCATTCCCCATATTACTCGTAAATCCTAATGTATAATTTCCAGTGCCATTATCTAAAGTCACGCTTAGATTTAATGAATCTCTAGTATAATCTGCGGTGTCGCTTGCCGTTGAATCTCCCTGAAAGTTTATCCACGCCTTCGCACTACCCTCAATAACGTATTGAGTTGATACGCTTCCAGCGGTGCTGTGTTCAATCTGGTCTGCTATGATTTTTCCAGCCATTATGCCAAACTCCCGCAAACAATTACTGTAGCCCTGTCATATTCTCCGCCAGTTGCAGTTGCACCGTTAACGTGACTAGACGCTCTACAGCTTTCAAATTTCATTGTTGATGTTGTGATTGAAGCCGATGATGACACAGGGTTATAATCCCCCGAAATGCCAAACAATCCACCACCCCTAGAACTGCCATTTTCTACTATTGGCGTAGTTGAAGGGAAGTAAAGCGCATCAGTGTGATTATTGATATGGGTGGTTGTGAAAATTGATGTTGAATCGTCAGAGACGCTAGAAATGTTGAGCGAATCTGTAACAGTGTCAGTGATTTGATTGTAATTCAAAAGACCTTTCGTCAAACCCAGTTCTAAAGACTGCGTGGCAGTAGCACCTACAGTCACGGTGATATCGTTGGCGGTGGTCTTGCCGGTGAGTGTGTCTACTTTAATTTCGCTCACGCTAAGTCTCCCCACCAGCCGACACTGTTAAAATCTCTATTGTCATCTGTAGTCGTGCTACTAACTTGCACCAGTATAGGCATACTGCTTGTTGTTGCTGCGGCGGCAGAATTATCACGATTTATAGTTGCACAATTCAGATTATCGCTATCTGTGGCTCCACCTGTCAAATGACAGTAATCAACCGCATCAAAGCTGCTTGTAAAGCTTACAGTTGACATACCATTTGCCCCATCAACCAAAGATCCGATATTCAGTGTTCTAACGCTTGTCGCAGTTCCACTCAATTGATTGAACAAAAGCAACGCCTTTGCCGCACTCTGCTTAGTCAGCGTGACAGGACTTGTGCCATCTGATCCAACGACTGTATCAACTTTTAAAGTTCCCATTATGCCACCACCAAATTGCCGTTGACTGTCAGCGTTACGCCGGTTGCCACTGTTAAACTAAAAAACGCGCCAGCATTATCGCCAGCCGCAATCGTCACATCTGTGTCTAATTGCTGTTCGTGAACGCGGAAAATGTCGCCCTTGCCGTTTGTTGTGTCGCCGGTCGCACCATTTTCCCCTTGAAAATAACCAGCACCAGCCCCACCACCACCACCACCGGTCGATGGGCTTGCCGTATCAGCAACTTGATCTACATCAAATAGATCAATCCACGCATCATCATTTGCGTTGCGCTGCTTTAGTTTGTTCGCAGTCGTATCATACCAAAGCTGATAAGCATATGTCGTGCTTGGCGCTGATGCTCCGCTGTTTTGCGTTACCGCTGCCGCAAGCGCGTTATTTATATCTGTGCGCGTGGCTGGAAACGTCTGATTTGCAATTACATAATCGTGCTGTGCCATTTAAAACCCCGTTGCAACATAATCAAACAACCGATCCACGGCCACATCGCTGCTGTTATAAAACGTGATCGTAAAACCCGTTGCTGATTTACTTGTTATACCATAATAGTCGCCAGATTGCATATCCCCAACAGAAATCGACACTGCCAACAGTGTTTTAAATGGCGTTGTGAACGCAATCACCTTTGCCCCCGCACCGCTTTGAATGTCGTTGTCGCTTTCTGTTCTGGTCGGCAATTTGATTTCTGCGGTTAGTTCTTCAATCGCTGGCGTTTCAAAGCTGTCAGTGGTTTCCAATTCAGCGCGGAACCTGAACCCGCGTGCAGTATATGACCCAACCACAAATGGCCGGTAAGCCGTCCAAGTTGGCGTGCCAGACGGATCGTCTTGCGTGCTGCTAACGTATAGATCAACGTCAGTGGTTGCAGATGCCGGTGTGCCGGTATGCTGTGAAAGCTGCGCCAGCTTCATCGTTGCGCTGGCTTGCCCAGTGTAAACTGCACCAAGATCAATGCTGTTGGCAAAATCATATGTGCCACTAGCTGCAACCGCACCGCCACCGCCATCAAATAGGCCAACCGCATCGTCAAAATTACCGGAAACGCTGTCAAATGATACACTAGTGTCTAGCTGCAATTTGTCATCAATGACAATCACATTTGTTTTTGATCCAGAAAAAGCGGTGTGTTCTGAAACGCTGTCAGCAAAATTAAAGCCTTGAATACTGGAAACCAACGCAACGCTGCTATTTTCGTTCTGCGATACCTTGCCAAACTTATCGACCGCCTTAATCGAATATGTGCCGGTCAAAGCTGGCACTGTGATGGTATTCGCTGGACGCGCAATCTTTTTGACCAACGTGCGGCTATTGTTGAATGTTGCACCAGTGGTCAGCGGTGAATGCCGGATAATATAATGCGACAGGTCGCCATCTGGGATGGCTGTCCATTTTAGATCGGCTTGCTGGCCGACAATATTGACTGTAAAACCGGTAACGTCAGACGGGTCAACGGCAGAACCAGTTATTGTGTGCGTATCTTCTACAAAATCTGACTGAACGCCAAGTCGGCTTATTGATCTGGCACGCACATCATAAACTGACCCAGCTTGCACATTTACAAGCGTAAATTTCGTTCCATAGCCAATGCCTAGTGATGTGTAATCGGTGTCGGTTGATAGCTTTGCTTCAACCTCAAATTGTTCGTGGAACGCCGAAGTTGCTGTCACAT